AGCTGAGCTAATCACCCAATCTGTATGGCGCTACACGGCGGGACACTCTAAAAGAGTGGTGGGTGATGACGGGATCGAACCGCCGACCCTCTCCTTGTAAGGGAGATGCTCTCCCAGCTGAGCTAATCACCCCCGCTGTGTGAGGCCGCATTATAGGGAGCCGCGGAAAATGGTCAACGCTTTTTTCAAGAAAAACTGTCGTTCGCCGGAAAAACGCCCAACGTGTCGCAGACTTAGCCAAAAGGGGCGGATTTAGCGTCTTTTCCCTGCCGATCCCGGCGCGGCCGGTGGGGGAGGCGCTATGTCGGCGGCGTCGGCTGACGCTGAGCGCGGGTGTGAGGGGGGAATTGCCTAACGACGTTGAGGAATTGAGGGGTAATGGTAAAATGCCGCCCACAGATATTTTGCAGCCCGCTTACCTATACTGGGAAAGGGTGGGTAACCTGCGTAACAAGGCCACTGTTCACATGAAAATTAAAACCCGTTTTGCGCCCAGCCCGACCGGCTATCTGCACGTCGGCGGCGCCCGTACTGCGCTTTACTCTTGGCTGTATGCCCGACATAACCAGGGCGAGTTTGTCCTGCGTATTGAAGATACTGACCTGGAGCGCTCCACGCAGGAGGCTATCGATGCCATTATGGATGGCATGAACTGGCTGAATTTGGATTGGGATGAGGGTCCGTACTACCAGACCAAGCGTTTCGATCGCTACAACCAGGTGATCGATCAGATGCTGGAGCAGGGGACCGCCTATAAATGCTATTGCTCCAAAGAGCATCTGGAGCAGCTGCGCGAAGATCAGATGGCCCGTGGAGAGAAGCCGCGCTATGACGGCCGCTGCCGCCATGACCACAGCCACCATGCCGATGATGAGCCACACGTGGTGCGCTTCCTCAACCCGCAGGAAGGCTCCGTCATTTTTGATGACAAGATCCGTGGCCCGATCGAATTCAGTAACCAGGAGCTGGACGATCTGATCATCCGCCGTACCGATGGCTCACCGACCTATAACTTCTGCGTGGTGATCGATGACTGGGATATGGGGATCACTCACGTTATCCGCGGTGAGGATCACATCAACAATACGCCGCGCCAGATCAACATCCTTAAGGCGCTCGGCGCGCCGGTGCCGGAGTATGCCCACGTTTCGATGATCCTGGGTGACGATGGCAAAAAGCTGTCCAAACGCCACGGCGCCGTCGGCGTCATGCAGTACCGTGACGATGGCTATCTGCCGGAGGCGCTGCTCAACTACCTGGTGCGTCTGGGCTGGGCCCATGGCGATCAGGAGATCTTCAGCGTAGCGGAAATGACGGAGTTCTTTACTCTGGACGCCATCAGCAAGTCAGCCAGCGCCTTTAATACCGAAAAGCTGCAGTGGCTGAACCACCACTATATTAACCATCTGCCGCCGGAGCAGGTCGCCGGGCACCTGGCCTGGCACGTGGCGCAGGCTGGCTATGACATCGCCAACGGTCCGCAACTGACCGAGATCGTGACCCTGCTGGGCGAGCGCTGCAAGACGCTGAAAGAGATGGCGCAGCAGGCCCGCTACTTCTACGAGGAGTTTAGCGAGTTTGACGCCGACGCCGCGAAGAAGCACCTGCGTCCGGTTGCGCGTCAGCCGCTGGAGCTGGCCCGTACCAAGCTGGCCGCCATCGGTGACTGGCAGGTGGAGTCCATTCACCATGCGATTCAGTCAACGGCCGATGAGCTGGAGGTCGGAATGGGCAAGGTCGGCATGCCGCTGCGCGTCGCGGTGACCGGTCAGGGGCAGTCGCCGAGCGTGGACGTGACCATTCACGCTATCGGCCAGGCGCGTGCGCTGGCGCGTATCGATCGCGCGCTGGCGTTTATCGACGAGCGCGCGGCGCAGCAGTAAGCGTCGAGATCGTCAGATATCCAAACCGGCCGCTGGCCGGTTTTTTGTTGTTCAGTCGCCCAGGCGGCGCAGAAACTCGTTGATACCGATACGCAGGATCAGCGAGGTGACCTTTTGGCGCTCCTCTTCGCTCATCTGCAGCAGAATGGAGTACCACACCTTTTCCGGTTGGCTACTGCTGATCAGATACTGCGCCTGTTCGTCACGGGCCAGTAGTTCGTCGATCACCTCCTGCGGAAAACTGCTGATGTGATATTCCACCGCTTTGCCCTGGACGCCGCTGCGTCGCTGTCGGCGCCAGCCTTCGGACTTCGCCCGCTGGTTGATGGCCTGCGGGGTCGATGGAAATCCTCCGATGCCGACCAGCTCTTTAGCCGAGTACCACTCCTTGTTCATGCCGCATTCCTGAATAGAGAGAAGTCAGTCGTATCATTTAACTGTACGAGTAACATGTTTACTCAATGTTAGGGGATGATACTAAATTATTTGATTTAAATGGATTTTATCTGTTGATAACCCCGCCTTGGGGCACCATTGGGGCAAAGCTGGTTAGCTTCTGATTCAGCATCGCTACTTGCTCCTTGTTGTTGTCTGCCATCCATGCACCGTAGACATTGAAAACCATCTGGGCATTGGCATGCCCCATTTGGCTGGCAATAAAGCTCGGATTAGCGCCAGCGGCCAGAGACCAGCAGGCGTACGTGTGCCTGGATTGATAGGCTTTGCGATACTTCAACCCAGCACGCTTTAGTGCAGTCTTCCAGATATCATTGATGGAGTTAACAGCGTAGTGGTACCCAGCTTGCTCACTCTGCCTGACCACTTGCGGATTAAACACAAAAGTACAGTCATGAAATACCGAACGCCCATACTCCCGCAACTTCACCTCAATTTGATACTGTTTTCCCAGGCGGGTAAGCTCAGCCTGACTTTTCAGCGCAGCAATTGCGGGCTGAATCAGGTGGATCACCCTGTCGGTGCCCGCATCAGTCTTGGGCAGGGTGAAATCCCCCAATATCGTACAGTTCCGGCGGATTGTCATTGTCCCGGCTTTCAGGTCTATATCTTCCCATGCAAGCGAAACTAACTCACCATGACGAATGCCAGTATACACTGCCAAAGACCAGAGATTTTTGGTTTGCTGGTGGCGGCAGGCTTCAATGAAGCGAATAAACTCATTGCGGGTCAATGGATCTGGCTCTGGCCTGGCCTTTTTCAATGGAGACAGTCCTCTGAATGGGTTTGTCTCCACATACCCGTTGTCTGCGGCAAACTGGAACATGCCAGCTACTGTTGCCATGTAATAGTTTACAGTCGGCACGGCCCTACCTTTTACTGGCGTTCGTCTCCCGCCAATAAGGATCTGCTCTCCGGTCAGTAAATCTTTACGAATAAACAACAGTGCCTCCCGCGTTATTGCTGAAACCATTTTGTTTTCACCAATCCGTGGTAACATATTTCTAATGACAGACTGGTAACGACTCATGGTGTTGGCGCTGATCTCCATCCTCTTCAACTCAAGCCATTTGTCAGCCAGTTGTTGCACCGTCATTTCTTTGCTTTGCAGCCCAAACCTCCCCAGATTGGGTGAGTCTGGGAAGCTGGATGCATAATCAAAGTTTCCCATCTTTATCGCGAAGCATACGGAGGCGCGTAACTCTCCGGCCACTTTGCGATTTTTAGGCGTGTCAGGGGCGCCAAGGCTTTCTCTGACACGTTTTCCTCTATAATTGAACCAGATGCGTAGCTTACCGCCATGGTTCTCAACGCCAGTGGGATATGCTTTTTCAGCCATTCTTGCCTCCTGACGTCCAGGAGCAAAACAAGCTTACCCTTTTGCGTCGTGAGATCACAATTATTCCCCCGGCTGTTTCTGACTTTTGAGCCAGCGCATAATGGCTTCGATGTTATACAGACATTCACTATTCGGCTTGGGATCGCCCTCGGGGGCATAGTGCCGATATTCACGGCCAGCGAGCCATGCTTTTTTCCGGGCGCGGGCAATAGTGCCAGGCCTCAAGCCCGTAGAGGCAATCAGTACGCTTTCGGCTACCCATTCGCTAGGGGTTATTTGATAGATAATCTGTTGCATGTTTACTTCACCTCCACACCGATCCCGGCGGCTTACTCTATAACTTCTTTCACTGTTCAGTGCGTCTGCGTCAGCAGATCTATTTCTGCATGTATTCGTTGATAATCTTCAGCACCTCTTCACCAACCCCTTCCCGCAGGAGCAGGGTGCGTCCATCCCCATCGATCTCGGCATCGCTGAGCAGCTCGACCAGCCGGCGTGCGCGTGTTGCGCTAAACTGGCTGCCGGTGACGCTGCGGGTGACTTTCTTTTTTCCCTGGGCTTTCGCCCGCTTCACATCCTCCTGCAGTACATCCCCGGCGCTCTCCCCGTGCTCCTTCACGCGATCGACTGCCACATCCATTGCCACCTCGCCATCTTTCACCAGCTGCTGTACGTCGTAATTCGACGCGCTGAGGATCAGCAGTTTGTCTACGGTTGCGCGGCTTTTGTGGATCAGCTTGGCGATCTCATCCGGTGTCAGATTGAACGCGGCCAGCTCCTTCACAACGAGGCTTTGTTCGAACTGCGTCAGCGGCAGCTGGTTGTTGCTGGTCATGATGCGCGCTACGCGTTCTACATCGCTGCCAGTGAAGGGGACGATGGCGATCCACTCCAGCGGCTTACCTTCGGCGCGAACGCGCCGGAATGCGGCTGTACGGCGATGTCCTTCAACTACCCAGACGCCGCCATCATCGCTGGGGCGGACTTCGATAGGGGGAACGGTGCCGCCGGTCAGGATGTACTGGAACAGTTCATCATCGGCCTGCTGTGTGCGTTCATCATCTACGCGCTTATTGAAGCCTTGCTGCACATGGATATCATCCAACTTGATAAACATGCCGCTATCACGGCGCTTGATGGTTCCATTTTTCAGCATTTGTTTGAAAGAGTTAGCCATTAACATGCCTCCTGATACGCGATGGCCATCTGCTCTGCGTCATTCATGGCGTCATGAAGCGCATGGTGCTTAATCATCTGGAAGCACGGCTGATGCCCCTCTAAATAGCCATTACGCCCGCGGGTTGGGACCTTGGTATCGATGTATGTCCTAACGTCGCGCTTGCCGTTGTAACGCCATGGGCACTCCAGACCACACATGCGGTAGGCGTTCTCCAGAATGGCGCCATCAAAATCTGGCCCACGGAAGAACACTCTGGCGCCGGGGTGATAATCCAGCCAGCGAGAGAGACCGATCAGGGCTTCGCTTAGGGCTACGCGATCGCCGGTTAGGGCTTCGTGTGCATCCTCTGCCTGGTCTTTCCACCACGTCTGGGTCTTTATGCTGACGGTCCGGCCCAGCATCAGCTGATCTGTGGCGTCGAGCCGGGTATAAAAGGCCAGCACGGAGAAGTCCTGCAGATCGATATCGCGGGATACCTTCAGGATATTGGCCTGGGTATCCTCCAGATTGCTGACATCTACTGCAAAAGCCCCGATAGAGAGCAGCAGGGCGCTCGGCACGGTATCCATGGTTTCGGTATCGATAACGACGTCTTTAGTCATCGCTGGCCGCCTTTGTAGTCTGATTGATGATTTCCAGATTCAGTTTTTTAGCCAGGGCGAACTCCGCTTTCGCTCCTTCTGAGTTCTGCCAGCCTGGAAGCATGAAAATAGCGTCAGCACAGCGGAGCATCGCTAGACAAATATCCATATACTCTGGCTGGCTCAAGCCATCAGGAAGCGCTGCCGGGTTTAAGACTACGTGCCCCAAGGTCGACAAGCGCAGCGCCTCGAAATGAAAAGCAGGGCGGTTAAACTTTGGGATACCGCTCATTGGCCCTGCGATGTAAATTTTCACTTCACTCCCCCCTTTACTAGTGCTAGGGGAATTGAGCATGGCAGCGCGGCAGGCGCTCCATATTCTCTGAGTCAAGTTGTGGTCGCGTAGATCAGAGGAAATTAGGTTAATAATTTGACTAGTTAATCCTAACGGGATTTCATACGGCACCACCTGCGCTGGCGGGGCGTTATACAGAATATGCGTATCAAAATCAGGATATTTTGCGAACCCTTCATACTGCTCTTTTGTGCAGTCATCCCAAAGGCTTCCCTCTTCATAACGCTCGCGCCATTGATACACCGGCTTAGCCGCCAGCGACGCCAGCGCGATGTGCGCCAGCTCTTCCGCTTCCTCTGCTGCCAGCCTGACGCTACTTCCAGCGCCAAATTTCTCTCGCCACTGCTTGATCTGGAGTAGGCGCTCTTTGGTAATAATAGTGGTCATGGGTTAGTCCTCAACCTTGCGCGGTGATCCGCTATATTCTGGTGCTGGAGTGTGCTTCGGAACGGCAATGATATGCTTCAGCAGTTCTTTCCAGGTCGCTGCGTTATTGCGAAGCCAGCGGCCATCGTTATCGTCAAAGAAACCTTTCGCGACTGGGTGAGACAATGGCTCGGCGATATCGCACGGAACCGCCACTGTCTGAACTCCGTTGTTGTAGTAGCCGAGGTTGGATAGCACATGGCTTTCAGCATAACGTCCAGCCGTATGGCATCGACCCCGATAGCCGCTATCGTCAGCTGCCCATAGAGTAATGTACGGATCGCCGCGCTGGGTATGCGCGGTGCTCAGAATGAAATATTCACGCTGCATGCTCACTCCCCCTTACTTGCGCCAGCAGCGCAGCCGGTATCAACGCGCCTAAAAGCGATCACCCACACCCAGGGATTGCTACGCCATCCGTCACAACCATAGATCTCACCCCATAGCTGGCGGAATTCGTCCCTGTGTAACAGGATTCGCGGGTTACTGAGTGTTACCCCCTCATATCGCGCATCATCCTCTGTAATGTCCTGTAGGCGCTCTACACGGACGTCGGTAATCTCCAGCGTTATGCGTGATGCCCAGCGAGGCATGTGGATTGATGGCGTCCAGGAGCCTTCGTACTGCATGTCGTCAGTGTGTGGTTTCCAGAAAGCGTCGTCAGGAATTGACCACAAGCTATAATTCCCCGACTTCTGCTCACAACTGGCACGGTAAATTCGAGCTGCATCCGGGCCACCTTCTTTTACAAGGTGATTATTCCAGTCTATGGGGCAGCCATCTTCGTTGCCGAGTGTTGAAAACGCCTCGCGCACCCACAGGTGATCACCTACTGCACCGAACGGGCATGGGAAAGGATTGGAGCGCATCTTTAAGCCGCAGGCGTCTGAAATAGACCAGAAGTATTTCCCCTCGTCACTTTTTCGCTTTGACTCAGTGATGAATCTCAGGCCAAAATTCGGTGATTCAGGCTGCACTTTCATTGGCCGCCGGGTCATAGCCTTGCGGCCGTCGAGGATGGCGCGAACCATCTCGTCGTTGAAAATAATCGGGCGCTCGCTCATGCTGATGCCTCCCCGCCCAGTGCAGTAATCAGATCGGCGATCAGTGCTGACAGCTCGCCAGAGAGCAGAACGAAATCGGCGTCAAACCGCTGCACGGCATCTTCTGGATCGATATCGTCGTTTTGGTCGAGCAGGGTGTTACTGAACTTCAGGCGCTTAATGGTGCCGTTATCATCCAGAACAAACTGGATGCGGTCATTCCAGTCCATAGCAAGTTTGGTCACCATCTTGCCGGCTTCGATGTGTGCGATGATCTCGTCAGTATCGACGTCCTGCTGCTTCGTGCGGATGATCCCGCCGTCCTCCAGAATTGCTTTTAGCTCTGCCTCATCACCCAGGGTAAATCCTGCGGGTGCCTTACCAGTGCGCACCCATTGGGTTAGCGTGAGCTCGATAGGGGTTTTCATGGTGAGCGGTACAACGGGCAGGGATCCGAGGCTTTTACGCAGCAGTGCGAGAATGGCTTCGGCCTTTTTAGCGCTGGCTGCATCGACCATAACCAGTTTTTTGGCGGTATCGATCCACAGCCAGCTTTGATGCGTCCGGCTAAATGCTCGCGGCAACAGGGAATGCAGAACTTCATCACGCAGCGCGTCTTTCTCGGTCTTCTTCAGCTTGCGGCATTGCTCTTGCTCCAGCTTTTCGACGCGCTCGCGCAAGTGCTTTTGGATCACCTCAGCCGGGAGTATTTTTTGTTCACGGCGGTAGCGCATCAGGATATAGCCATTAGCGGCATGAATTAGGCTGTCAGCCGTAGCGCTCGGCGCTGTCCAGCCAGAACGAGATATATCCTGGCTTGCGCATGGGGTGAAAGCCATAGGAGCAAGGGCGGCCTCGATGGCCTTTGCATCTAAGTTAATATCTTTGGTGAGGCGGTATATCAGTACGTTTTTCACGTTAAAGGTTTTCACGTATTTGTCTCCACACATTTTTTAGGTACGAGTGTCCCCGGCGCTGATTACGGATAATCAACACGATTGGCATATATCAGGTATTCACACAGAGAAGAGTTCTAGCCGGATAGACTGAATAACTTACTTCATACTTAAGTTAAGGTTAGCCAGAACTCTTCTCTGTGTGTGCCACGTATCGTGTGGCTCCGGTGATCGCCTGTGTTGGAAGTCACATCGATCACTGCTGGTGTTATAACGGCACCGCCAGCTGGCCGTGGGTTTCCCGTAGTACAGCAGGATGAGCACTCAGCCAACGCCCCTGAAGGCCAAATACTCATGCTGCTGTAAAAAGGGCGGCGACCCGAGAAGCGCCCTGGTGTTGATGCTGCAGGGGCCGCCAACTGATACAAGGCAATTTTTACCGGATATCCGCGCTCGGTTTCCCTACGGTGCCGCCGGTTCGGCGCTGTCTCCACACGTAATTCTGTGCCTGTCTTTTAACCACATCAGGCTCGGTGGTTCCTGCTATTCCCCAACAGCAAGGAGTGCGATAATCTGGATATCCCCAACAATAAGATGAGCATGCATAGTGATTGCTGAACTATCTGCGGCTATGGCCGCTATAAAGGAGACCGCTGGTCTCGCGAAAGTGATTAATGACGCGAAAACCGATGCAGAAGTTAAAGCTGCAACTATTGAGCTTCAGAACAAACTAATCACTCTTCAGGCTGAGTGCTTCTCTCTTGGCGATGCGGTCCGCTTTCGTGAGGAAGAGATAATGCATCTCAAAGAAAAAATTGCAGAGTTCGAAGATTTTAAACGACAAACTGAAGGTTATGTTTTGAATCAGCTTGACTCTGGATCTCTTGTGTACTCTAAAAAGCAAACTGTGGGTGACACAGAGATAACCGTGCATCTTTGTCCAAACTGCTTTGCCAAAAATGTAGTATCTATACTTCAGACGACAGGTGAGGCTGCTTACGATGAACACACAAAACGCTATTATTTTCAGAGCAAATGCCATAATTGTGATTCCCTATTTTCTATGAATCATTCAGCGTATGAACCAAAGGGAATAACTGTTTCTTTGTTCTAACTCCTTTTGGGATATCCAGATTGTTAAAGAGCTAAGCGCCGCATCAACAGTACGATGTGATTGTAACTATTGGTACACTCTGCATACATCAAAGGTACCTTTAGTTACCTTTAGTGTCAATACCAATATGTACTTTTAGTTACATCAAGGCATAAAAAAAGGCCAGATTGATATCCGGCCTTTCATAAATTACTTATTTAGATATTTTGTGTTATTTGAACTACTTTTCCAACTATGCGGCAATTCCCATTGATTGGGATCGGCTTAAACGCTGGGTTCAGTGGCATAAGATAAGAGTAGGGGCTATCCCATACGAGTTTTTTAACGGTAGCTTCCGATGAACCATCGAGAACAGCTACAACTATTTTCCCATATAGATCATCTATCTGCCCGTAATGTGGCTCAACAATTACGATAGAACCTTCGGGAATTGATGGCAGTCCGCTAGGATTCGTCATTGACTCGCCGCGAACGACTAGACCAAAAACCTCATCGGAGACATTGGCCGTTGTTTGTGTCCAGGATATCACGTCAGAACGCCTTGAACTTGCGTATGTTTCTGTCCACATCCCTGCTTGAACTGCCGAAATAATAGGCACAGCAATCGGTTGTTTTAAGTATGGGATTACCCTCGTATCGTCCCTGATTTCATCAGGCGCTGCGCTGCTACTCCCGTAGAGTATCCACTCAGTGGCGACCTGTAGGATGGCGGCTAGCTGATGCAGGTTTTCCCCGTCAGGCTTAGTCGTCCCATTTTCCCACTTTGTGACAGACACGCGGCTGACCCCAAGCCTTTTGGCTAGAGCTTGCTGCGTAATGCCGAGTTGCACTCGCCTAGATCTGATTCTGTCTTTCATCTCTGTTTTCATGTAACCGATGTTACATGCTTCCTTGGTAACTGTTGTTTGCTATTTAATGTACCTTTTGTTACCTTTGGTGCATCAGATAACCAGGAGGAGCTATGCGTAAATCAGTAGTAATCGAACATTTTGGAGGGGTTTCAAAAACAGCCTGTGCTTTGGGAATATCCCATCCAGCTGTATGCCGTTGGAGAGATATCATCCCCGAAAAGCAAGCCTTGAAGGTAGAGCGTATCTCCAAGGGTGCCCTGAAATATAACCCCTCCATGTATCAAAAATAATAACCGAAGAAATAAATCGTCAGTAACTACCGAGAGGGAATTGAGATGGTAGACATCAAGACAACGATCAAAGAGATGTGCAAGGCGTATCCAGGAGGTCAGAAGGCGATGGCTACGCAGCTTGGCATGACCTATGACGCGTTCCGTAACCACTTGGATCAGAAGTGCGCTAGTCGGTTCTTCACGCTGGCAGAGATAGAGCTGATGGAGGACTTATCCGGGACGTCACTGCTGGCTGAGTACCACGCCGCGCGCCGGGGAAAGCTGCTGGTGGATATTCCGGTACTGGAGCAGATCGACAACGTAGAGCTGTATGAGCATTCCATGAGAGAGATTGCAGCCGATGGTGAGCTGGCCAAAGCAAAGGTAGAGGCTGTCGCTGATGGGGTGATCTGTAGTGATGAGAAGCAGGAGTTGACGACGTTGTTCTGGAAGAAGATGCGCAATCACGCGTATGGCTTCTTCGCGTTCATGGCTCTGAATGGGGCTGCGATTGCTGATGACTCAGCGGCATGGGTGGCGCACCGGGAATGCCGTCCCAGTGCGCCTGCGCATAAAACTCTGTGTGGAGATTAAACGCATGAACATTTTAAACCCAAAACGCCCATCAACGCAATTTCGGTGCCGGATTGTCGGTGGCCGCCTGAGCTATGAGCAAATCGTAGCGGCGCAAACTCAGTGCGGCAACAACCAACCTCGCCGGGGTTTGGTAGTCGGTCGTGCTGCCGTTGATGCGGCCTGGGGTGAGTTTTACGGGAACGGGAGGATCCATGGCTAAGTTTCCGAGGGTTGGCCATATGTACAAAGATCGCTATGGCCATATCGTGCGCGTGGTATCCACATGCGCTGATAAGCAGCGGGTGGCATATCAGCTGAAGGGGTATGAGTGGACTATCTCTGCTGCCCTGATCGTGTTTAACGCCCGTTTTCGGAGGTTAGCGTGAGCATTGATGCGATGCGGTGGGCTAAACCCATCAAGACGGGACGCTCCTCATCCAAGGCGGTTCTAACCTGGTTGGCCGATATGTGCGGCGCGGATCTGTGTGCGTACCCGTCCATTGCGGCATTGGCTGATGCTACGGAGCTGAACGTAAAAACCGTCCAATCGAGCCTAAAGCACCTGGTTGAGCTGGGGCTGATTGAGGATACCGGAGAGCGCCGTGGCGCCACCCGGCAAGTTATCGTCTATCGGCTGGTGGGAGTGTCTGAGAGCTATGAGGATTCTAAACACACCCAAAAACGGGAGTCTTTAAAGGCACCCCAAAACGGTACTGTTAAAAAAGCAAAGACACCCAAAAACGGTAACGTTACCGAAAACGGGGGTGTTCCAGGTGGAAAGGAACCCGAAAACGGTAGTGTTAGCGAGGGAAAGACCCCCAATTTTGGAGGGAAAGACCCCCAAAAACGGGATCCGGAATCTATCAGGAACCTAAAAGATAAAAGATCTACCCCCCTAGCCCCCCAAGGGGAGGGGATGGCCGAACAGGTATCAATCCTGATTGACCACCTGAACCAAAACATCGCCACCTTGGCCGACAAGCTGGGCAAGCCAAAACCGCTGGGTTTTCGCAAAGGGACCAGCGCTGCTAAGCAAGTCTCCGCCCGCCTACGTGAAGGGTTCTCCGTTGAAGACTGCCTGCTGGTCATGGACTACCTGTCCGAGATGTGGGGAGCAGATCCTGAAATGCGCGAGTACCTCTGCCCGACAACGATTTTCAGAGCTTCAAAATTCGATGAGCGCGTCGTGAAGGCGACTAACTGGGCCAACGCTGGCCGACCGTCGCGTTGCGGTAACTCCTGGAATCGCGGGAGTGCATCGCCGTTCGGCGCGTCTACTGGACCACACTGGAATAGCCCAGAGGGCTGGGGGAGTACGCTGTGAAAGATTTAGCTATGGCGATCAAAAATCGTGATGGTGGCGCGCTGGCGACTATGGCCAGTGGTGATGTTAGCCAACGCCGAGTAGTAAACGCCGACGCCCAGCAGCTGGTGGATGTGCTGTTCGACAACCTGGTTCAGATCTTCCCAGCGGCCAGGCATACGGTGATGGCCGACCCATCTGCAGAAGCGGCGACTAAGCGCCAGTGGATCCTGGCATTTGCTGAGAACGGGATCACGACAGTCGAGCAGGTCCGCGCTGGTATGCGTATTGCGCGCCAACAGGAGACGGACTTCTGGCCGAGTTGCGGCAAGTTTATTGCCTGGTGCCGTGATGGGATGGTTTCAGCGGTTGGGTTGCCGGCGGCGGCGGATATTTTTGATGAGTTCAAGCGGTATGCCGCAGAG